TCAACTTTTACCTATAAATGGTGTTGTAGGGGGTATAGAGGGTAGCCCTTACTACATTATTCAATTAAATAGCAACGGTAGTTACGAGTGGCCTATAAGTAATACTAGTAATAGACCTTACGCTGAAATTACGGCTAATTGGGGTTACGCTAGTACACCCGAGCCAATAAAATACGCTACGAAAATGTTAGCTAGTGAACTTTTTGCTATGCGCAACGCACCTTTAGGAGTAGCAGGCGTAGGCGACTTTGGGGTAGTAAACGTTCAACAAAACAGAGAAGTAACTCGTTTATTACAACCATTTCGTAAGGCTAGCGTTTTAGGGGTAGTTTAATGGCCGCCCTACACCAAGTCCGGGACGGTATTAAAACTACTTTAGAAAATAACATAAGCGGTTTAAGAGTTTACGACGTAGTTCCAGATTATGCTTTAAACTTTCCGGTAGCAATAGTTTTACCGGTAAATATTAATTTTAATATAGCTATGCAAAGAGGAACTGATCAGTACACTTTTGACATTTTAGTAGCCGTAGAGCGTGGTAATAGCCGTACCGCTCAAGATAAACTCGACCAATATATAACAGGGCAGGGTAGTAGTTCACTAAGGCAGGCTATATTTAATAATAGAACGTTAGGCTTAGACAACACCGACGCGACTATAACGGGCGTAAGTAATTACGCAGCGGACGTTAATTTAAACGGTATAGACGCAATAGGTGCGAACGTAAGCCTCGAAGTTTATACTAAAGGAACAAGTTAATGCCTAAATTTAAAATAATAGGAACAAAAAAAATTGACGGTAAAGAGCCGGGTAGCACTATAACTATAGAGGACTTAGATAAAATAATTACACTAACTAAGGCCGGGCATATTGCAGCGATTAGTAAAAAAGAAAATTTAAAAAAAGCAAAAAAAGCGCTTGATCAAGGAAATAAAAAAGATGAGGTTAAAGATGTCAAATAATTGTTGTGGGGCTTGCCCTAACGGTTGCGGTGGTAAGTAATGGCTAAATACGTATTTACCGACGGAAAATTATTTTTAGGAGGTTACGACTTTAGTAGTAATACTAACGCGGTGACTTTAGACGTAACGGTCGATGAGCAAGACGTTACTACTATAAATAGTAGTGGGTTTAGAGAAAGAATAGGCGGTCTTAAAGATAGCACTATTTCCATTGACGGTTTTTATGAGGCCGGAGCTGAAAAACCCGATGCTTTATTAGGAGCTAACGTAGGTAACGAGATTATTTGCACAGTAGTTCCGGACGCCGGCGTAGGTAATACAGCCTACTTTTTAAAATCTAAATTATTTAGTTACTCAATACTAGGGGCTATAGGCGAAGTTGCGCCGTTTACTGTAAGTAAAAGTAATAGCACCGACAAAGTTGTAAGGGGTACTATTAACCTAGATAGCGATATTACCGCTACAGGATCAAGCACCGGAATACAATTAGGCGCCGTAGCAGCAACCGAAAGCATATACGCGGCTATACATTGTACCGGCGTTAGCGGTACAAGTACCCCTACTATTACGTTCGTATTAGAAAGCGATGATAATTCGGGCTTTACTAGTGCAACTACTAGAGCTACCTTTACGGGTATAACAGCTATAGCTAGCGAGATTAAAAAAGTTAGCGGGGCAATTGCAGATGACTATTATAGACTTTCATACACCGTTAGCGGTACTAATCCTAGTTTTAGTATTCACGCTACGCTCGGTATAGAATAACCACGTCAACCGGCTATTTTAAGCCGTTCTGACGCCCTTAAAATTCATAGTTAAGCAAGTACGCCTACCTACTAAATATATATAATTTTTCTAAAAAACCCTTATTTTAAAAGACTTATTTATATTTTACGGCTTATACTGGTTATATAAATTACTTAGGGAGTAAAAAATGAGCTTAAATGCTAAAGAAAGAAAACTAGTTAACTACATAGTAAAATTTACTAGCGTATTAGCTAACTTAGACGAAATAAAAACTAATACTATATTAACCGCTTGCGAATTAGCTAAGGTAGATACTACCGACGTTAATACCGTAAAAGTTAGAATAGCTTTATTAGAAATCAAAAACAATAACCTATTAGGGAGGTAAATAATGGCGTTAAGTAGAAAATATTATGAATTAGTAGCCAAAGAAATAAACGAAATGGTTAAGTTACAAGAGGGGCAACAAAGTGCTCTTTTTACATTAGATAAATTAATGTGCAATTTAGCTTTAAGATTTGAAGAAGATAATGCTAATTTTGATAATGTTAAATTTCTTAAAGCGTGTTTAAAAGACGTAACTTAACTCCCTAGTTAATTACGTACGTTAAAAAGCCGGGTTTTATCCGCCCGGCTTTTTTAATGTCATATTACGCCCGCGCTGATCAGCGCGACTTAAAATTTAATTATTAAGTAAAGGAGTTAAATTGGCAAAGTTTGTATTAAATAACGCTAGCGTAACAATTAATAGCGTGGACTTAAGTGACCACGTATCAAGCGTTACATTAGATATTACGGCCGACGAAGTTGAAGAAACAGCGTTCGGGCAAACTTTTAAAAGTAGATTAGGTGGACTTAAAGACGGTACCCTTAGTATTGATTTCCAACAAGATTTCGCTGCAAGCGAAGTGGATGCAACACTATGGCCGCTTTTAGGAACGGTTACTACTTTTGAAATAAAAGCAGATAGTGGAGCAGTAGCTGCTACTAACCCTAAATATAGTGGTTCAGTATTAGTTAATAACCACCAACCCGTAGCTAACGGCGTAGGTGAACTAGCAAGTTTTTCCGTAAGTTTTCCAACTAGCGGAACAATTACTAGAGCTACTTCTTAGTATGTCAAGTTTGCAAGGGTTACACCAACTCACACTTGTAATTGAAGACGGTACTAAAAAAGAAGTAACGTTAAGGCCTATAGATTTCGTAGCGCTAGAACGTAAGTTCGGTCAAAGACCGGCTAGCGATTTAGAAAAACTTAGTTTTGAGGAGTTAATGTATTTATGTTGGAACGCTAGTAAGCGTACCGGCGTTACAGATGACTTTGATAAATGGCTAAGTACCGTAGCTACGATAGACGGTTTAGGTGGCGAAGACCCGGAGTAACCGGCGGCTATTATTTAGACCTAATAGCCGAAGTTAGTTTAGCTGCCGGGCTTGATCCTATGGGCGTAGCGGAATTACCGCTACCAATGTTTTTAGCGTTACAAAGAGCTTTAAATAAACGAGCGGAAGATTATAACAATGGCTAAAGGTATTTTTAAAACTACAAGTGGAACGGGTATAGCCGTAGAGGGCTTAAACGATACCGTACGTGGTTTACGTGATTTAGAGCAAGGTAAAGAAGTTAGAAAAGCTTTACGCGTTTTACATAAAGATATTTCAAAGCAAGTAGAAAACCGTACGCGTATAGAGGCTTTAAAGCAAAGCGTAAACGGTAAGCCGGTACCTAAAAGAACTAAAGGTGCTAAAGGTTACGTAGGTGGTGGAACTGATCGCACCGCTTTTTTAGATATACGTAAAACTAATAAGTTCGTTAGGTCTATAGAATTTGGGCGAGAATATCAATACGTAAATTTTTTTACTAATAAGCAAGGTAATACTTTAAATATGGATAAAAACTTTCGTGGGGTTTTCTTACCCGTAAACGAATTAAGGCGTAAAGTTTATAAAAGGTGGATAGGTAATAAGTGGCGAAGTACAGGCGTATTTCCAGAGGGGGCTAGGGTACACGGTTACGTTGCCGAGCCTACTATAGCTAAAGCAGTACCGGTTATAACGGAAGATTATAGTGAACGAATGTTTGATACTGTAAAAAAAGCAATTAAGGAAAATAAATAATGGCAGGGCAAAATACTAAAACGTTAAGGTTTGAGTTTTTAGCAGATACTAAAAAGTTTTTAGGCAACATAGGTAAAGTAGGTAAAAAGTTCGGCGACTTGTCAGCCGATATGAAAAAGACCGGCGATACAATTAATAAAGCCGTAGCCGGTATAGGTATAGCTGCGGGTGCAGCAGCCGGGCAATCTTTAAGAGCTTTTAGAGATTTTGAAACCGGTATGAATGAGGTTTTTACTCTTTTACCGGGTACTACGCAAGAAGCTTTTGACAATATTAATGCAGATGTTTTAAAGCTATCTAAAGAAATAGGTAGATTACCGGAAGATATTATCCCGGCTTTATATGACTCATTATCCGCAGGAGTACCTCCGGGCAATGTTTTTGATTTTTTAGAAAC